TACTATTTCCAACTCTGGGCAGATTTTTGACAAAAGGGATGCAGGATATGACCAAAAACAAATGGAAAAAACTGATTTTGGAGCAGATGTCTGCACTTGGGGTGCAGAAGGACGCGTATGATTCCGCGGTGGATACTTTGGCGGGAATCCTCGAGCAGCGGGACAAGACTTTCAGGGAGTTCCAAGCTTCCGGCGGAAAGTCTGTCATCGAGTACACAAATAAGGGCGGCTCGACAAATATGACGAAAAATCCGCTGCTTGTCCTTTGGGATGATCTGAACAAGAGTGCTTTGGCGTACTGGCGCGAGCTTGGAATGACACCCACGAGCTATAAAAAAATGACGGGAGACGCGCCGCGTTTGGAAAAGCCGGGCGGACTAGCTGCGGCGCTTGCCAGCATTGAATCCGGTTAAAGGGAAAAACTGGCCGGAGGTCCTCGAGTACGCCGAAAGCATTCGGGATGGTCGAAAAGCGGCGTGCGTGGAGTTGCGCCAAGCTGTGGATCGGTTCTTTTTAGACCTCGACAATCCCGAGTACTGGATGGATAGCAAAGCGCCCGAGTTTTGCATTCGGATCATCGAAAAAACGATCTGCCACCAGCAGGGGGAGAAGCTGGACGGCACGCCGCTGCGTGGGACGCCGTTCAAGCTCGAACCGTTTCACAAATTCATCGTTTACAATCTTGTGGGATTCAAGTTGCACGGGACGGACGTCGTTCGATTTCACGAGGCGCTAATTTTTATCCCCAGAAAGAATATTAAGACAAGCTTTGCCGCGGCACTTTCCTGGGCGCTCTCGCTCCTTTACCGGCGCAGCGGGTCAAAAACCTATATCGCGTCGGCGGCGCTGATGCAGTCGCTGGAGAGTTTCAATTTTTTGGACTACAACGTCCGCCGGATGGGTGAGGACGCAAGAAGCGGCGGGTCTGTCAAAATCATCGACAACAACAACGAGCACTCCATGGAGGCCACGCTTCCGGACGGCTCTTTTTTTATTCGCGCACTGGCGGCAAACCCGGACGCGCAGGACTCCCTTAACTGCAACATTGCGATTTGCGACGAGATTCACGCCTTTAAAACGCCGAAGCAGTACAACCTTTTTAAGGAGGCTATGAAAGCCTACACTAATAAGCTGCTGATCGGCATCTCGACCGCGGGCGACAACGAGCAGGCATTCCTCGGTCAGCGGCTAAAATATTGCCGAAAGGTGCTGGACGGCACGGTGAAGGACGAGCAGTATTTTATATTCATGTGCTGCGCAAATCCGGACGAAAACGGGAATATCGACTACACAAACCCGGTCGTGCATGAAATGGCAAACCCGGCCTACGGCGTGAGCATTCGCCCGGATGAAATTTTAAACGACAGCTTGCAGGCGCAGAACGACCCGCAGCAGCGTAAGGACTTTTTTGCGAAAAGTCTGAACGTCTACACAAACGCGGTCAGGGCGTATTTTGACATCGAGGAGTTCCGGCGGAGCGACGCCAAGTATAGCTGGACGCTCGAAGAGTTGGCAAGGTTGCCGATTGACTGGTACGGAGGCGCGGACTTGTCAAAGCTCCACGACTTGACGGCTGCGGCACTTTTTGGACATTACAAGGGCGTGGACATCGTAATCACGCATGCGTTTTTTCCGATTGTCGCCGCGCATATTAAGGCGGAGCAGGACAACATCCCGCTTTTTGGTTGGCAGGACGACGGCTGGCTTACGATGTGCAACAGCCCAACCGTTAACCATGCGGATGTGGTCAACTGGTTCGTGGATATGCGGAAACGGGGGTTCAAAATCCGACAGGTCGGGCACGACCGAAAGTTCTGCCGCGAGTATTTCATCGGCATGAAATCGGCGGGCTTCCAGATCGTCGATCAGCCACAGTATTTTTACAAAAAGTCGGAGGGCTTCCGGCATATCGAGCAGAGCGCAAAAAACGGTACTCTTTTTTATTTGCACTCGGAAGCCTACGAGTATTGCGTGGAAAACGTGTCCGCCGTCGAAAAGACGGACGACATGATCCAATATGATAAGGTGCAGCCGGAACACCGCATCGATCTTTTTGATGCGTCGGTGTTTGCTTGCATCCGATACCTCGAAAGCCTTGAAAAAAACAGGGCGGCGAAGAAATGGTGGGGTGAAGCTTGAGCAAGAAAAAAAGAAGCAGGCCTGCGCCGCGCGCCGAGCCGGTGCGCAGGAGCATCGCCTTTGCGGGCGCTGACCTGTGGGAATCTATCGAATGCCGGGGCTACGTGAGCCTTGCGCAGAATCCAGAGATCTGCACGGCAGTGGACACGATCGCGCGGCTGATCGCGAGTATGACCATCCACCTGATGGAAAACACGGAGACCGGTGACATCCGGGTCAAAAACGAGCTGAGCCGCAAGGTGGACATCAGTCCGAACAACAATATGACCCGCGCGGCGTTTATCCACTGGATTGTCAAGACGCTGATGCTCGAAGGAAACGGAAACGCGGTGGTATGGCCGGAAACGCGGCGCGGCATTCTGCGCGACCTAAAACCGGTGCCGCCAGCTTTTACGGCGTTCATTCCGGAGGGCGTGTGGGATTATCGTGTGGTGATCTCCGGGCAGGAATACGACCCGGATGACGTGCTGCACTTTGTCCTAAATCCCGGAAGCTATTATCCGTGGAAAGGCGAGGGCTACCGTGTCGCGCTGACAGACGTCGCGAACAATCTCAAGCAGGCGGCCACCACGGAAAAAAGTTTTATGTCCAGCAACTGGAAACCGAGCATCATTGTCAAGGTGGATGCGCTCACGGACGAATTTGCGAGCGCGGAAGGGCGCAGCAAGCTCCTGCGCGAGTATATCGACACAGCGCAGGCGGGCGAGCCATGGATGATCCCTTCAGAGCAGTTCAGCGTGGAGCAGGTTCGGCCGCTCACGCTCTCCGACCTTGCGCTCGCGGATTTCGTACAGCTCGATAAACGGACGGTGGCGGCCATTCTCGGCGTGCCGCCTTTTGTTTTGGGGATCGGGGATTTCCACCGCGACGCTTGGAACAACTTTATTAGCTCCACGATCATGCCGGTCGCGAAGAACATCGAGCAGGAAATGACCAAAAAGCTCCTGTACAATCCAGATTGGTTTTTTCGGTTCAACGCGCGGAGCCTCTACAACTATGACCTGCGCGACCTTGCAGCGGTGGCGAACGATCAATATGTACGCGGGATTATGACCGGAAACGAGGTGCGCGACTGGATCGGACTTTCTCCGCTTTCCGGCCTCGACGACCTTGTGATCCTGGAAAACTACATTCCGCGCGGGATGATCGGAGATCAAAACAAACTGAACGGAGGTGACAACACATGATGTATAAACGCACGGCTATGGCGCGGAGCGAAGGTTTCTGCACCCGTGCCGAGGGCGGAAATCTCTATATTGAGGGATATTTCGCCGTATTCGGGAGCCGGTATGAGCTCTGGGATGGCGCATATGAGACGATCGAGCCCGGCGCATTCGACGGGCAAACGAGTGGAGATGTCCGGGCGCTCGTTAACCACGACACGACGCTTGTACTCGGCCGTACAACGGCGGGTACGCTTTCGCTGCGCGTAGACGAGCGGGGGCTTTGGGGCAGCGTCACGATCAATCAACAGGATCAGGATGCTATGAACCTTTACGAGCGCGTGAAGCGTGGCGATGTGAATCAGTGCTCTTTCGGATTTGACATCCTCGATCAGGATGTCGATTACAAGGACGGTGTGCCGACGGTGTGGCGGATTAAGGCCGTGAAGCTCTACGAGGTTTCCGTCGTTACGTTCCCGGCTTATGAGGATACCTCGGTAGAGGCGCGCCGAAAAGATTTTGAGCAGGCAGAAAAACGCAGAAAAGAGGAATGGCAGGCAAGGATGAAAAGCCGCCTGAAAGGAGAAGACAATGGCACTTAAAGCAATCATGCTGCGCCGCAGCATTGAAAAAAAGCAGGCCGAGTTGGAAGCGCTCCGCCAGAAGGACACGGAGTTTTCCACGCGTGAGGCTGAGCTTGAAACGGCGATCAACGAAGCAGAAACGTCGGAGCAGGAGCAGGCCGTCACCGAAGAGGTAGAGGCCTTCGACGCGGACAAGACCGCGCACGAAGCAAAAAAGGCTGCGTTGGCAGGCGTGATCGAGGGTCTTGAAACGGAGCTTTCCGAGGTCGAGGCAGCTGCTCCGACCAGAAGCAAAGAAAACCATCTCACAAAAGAAAGGACGGAAAGAAAAATGGAAACCAATATCAACATCCGCGCGTTGCCCATGAGCCGACGTGCGTTTGACGCGCTGCCGATGGAGCAGCGCAGCGAAATCGTCGCCCGCGAGGACGTGCGCGAATTTTTTGCGCAGTTGCGCAGCATGAAGGGCCAGCAGCGCGGCGTATCCGGCGCAGAGCTCACGATTCCGGTCGTTTTCCTGGACATGATTGCAGAGAACATGTACAGGTACTCGAAGCTGCTGAACCGTGTACGTATCCGCAACGTCAACGGCGAGGCGCGCCAGACCGTTGCCGGTACGGTGCCGGAAGCGGTGTGGACGGAGATGTGCGGCGCGATCAACGAACTGACCTTTGTCTTTAACCAGGTCACGCTTGACGGCTTTAAAGTCTCCGGCTATGTGCCGGTATGCAACTCGATCCTCGAGGACAATGACATCAACCTTGCGAGCTGGATCGTGGAGATGCTCTCCGAGAGCATCGGCCTCGCGCTGGATAAGGCAATCCTATACGGCAAGGGCGCGGCAAGCAAGATGCCGCTTGGCATCGTGACCCGCCTCGCGCAGTCCTCGAAGCCCTCCGATTATCCGGCAAATGCGCCGAAGTGGGTCGATCTCCACACCAGCAACATTCTCAAGGTGGACAGCACGGCCGAACCGATCACTTTCTGGTCTGCACTGGCTGTCGCAGCAGGCAACACCTTCACGCGCTACAGCCGCGGCCGCCAGTTCTGGGCGATGAACAGCAAAACTTACGCCAAGCTTCGCGCGAAGCTGATCGCGTTTAACTACGAGGGCGGTCTTGTCGCACAGTTCCCGGGCACAATGCCGGTCGTCGATGGAGACATCGATGTGCTCGAGTTTATCCCGGACGGCGACATCATCGGAGGCTACGGCGATCTGTACCTGCTCGCGCTGCGCGCCGGTATGACAATCGAGTCTAGCCGTGAGGTGCAGTTTATCCAGGACAACACCGTTTTCAAGGGTAAGGAGCGCGCGGACGGTATGCCGGTCATTCCGGGCGCATTTGTTGCGATTAACATCAACAACGCGGCGGTCACGACCGTGATGGACTTTGCCGCAGATACCGCAAACGACGCGCAGCTTACCGCGCTGGCAGTCGGCACAGAGACGCTGTCGCCCGTGTTTGCAACGGGTACATACAGTTATACGCTCGCGCCCACCGGAACGAGTGCAAAGATCGAGGCAACCAGCAGCCAGTCGGGCGCGAAGGTGGCAATCAGATACAACGGCAAGAATGTGCACAATGGCGGCGAAGTGACATGGTTGACGGACGGCGCAGCGCATCCGCTTACGGTCACGGTTACGCAGGGCAACGCAGTGCGCGTCTATACGGTCTCGGTAACAAAGTAAGAAACAAGGAGGTAAGCGACGTTGACGTTGACGGATGAAGACATTCTGGAGATTTTGAAGGTTGACCTGCAGGTTTCGAGCTCTGCGCTCGACCTGTATCTGCTTGTACTCATCGCATCGGCCAGAGCCTACATCGCGCAGGAGGGCATCACGCTGACGGATACGGTGCAGGATGCGATGCTCGTCGAAATGTATGCCGCTTACCTGTACCGCCGCCGACGCGAGGAAAACGTGCAGATGCCGCGCATGCTGCGGTGGGCGCTGAACAACCGGCTTTTCGGCCAGAAAGGGGAGGCAGATGGATGATCTAATTTTGCTGATCTCTGAAAGCTATCGAAAAGACGCGATCGGAAACGTCACGGTGACGGAGACAGCAACGTCGGTATGGGCGCACCTGCAGTCGGTCACGAGGGCAGAGTGGGCAGACGCCGGACAGAACGGCCTGCAGCCGCAGCTTGTCGCCGTGACGCCGATCGTGAATTACAGCGGCGAGCAGATCGTGCAGATCGGCTCGGGCGAAAATGCGCGTCGGTATGCCGTGTACCGCACCTACTTAGACCCGGACAACGACAGCATCGAGCTGTATCTCGAGCGAAAGGCGGGTGTGGCGCGTGGCGCGAAAAATCCGGTTACAGGATCTTGAGAGTGAGATCGTGAAAGAGCTCAAGGCTTACAGCGACGAGGTCGCCGAAGGTATAAAAAAATCGGTGAAGGACGTGGCAAAAGAAACAGTCCGCACGTTGAAAGCGACATCCCCGCGAAGCAAAATGAGTGGACCCGGCAAGTATGAGGACGGCTGGACGTCCAAGGTGGAGTTTGAAAGCCCAGAGGACATCCGAATGCGCATATCCAACCGCACAAAGCCGCAGCTCACGCATCTGCTCGAAAACGGGCATGCGACGGTAAACGGTGACCGCGTGGACGGCAGGCCGCATATCCGCCCGGCCGAGCAGGCTGCTGCAGATAAGCTCGTGGGTGCCGTAAAAGTGGTGATTAAAAAATGACGCTGGAGAATCTATATCAGCTTTTGGAAAGCACAGGTTTGCCCGTGGTATACAGGGCATGGCCGATTGACGGAGCGCCTGAGCTGCCGTACATCTGCTATCTCGTCGCCTACAGCAACAACTTTTCGGCGGACGGCGTCGTATACCAACCGATCAGTCACGTGCAGATCGAGCTTTACACAAGAGACAAAAATCCAGAAGCGGAGGACAGGGTGGAAAGCGCCCTGTCCTCACTCTTTTGGGACAAATCGGAAACTTATATCGATACGGAAAAATGTTATCAAATTTTGTACGAAGTTGAGGTGTAACAATGGCGACAAACGAAAACAAGGTGCAGTTTAACATCAAAAACGTGCACTACGCGGTGATGACCGCAGACGGCGAAACGCCGACATGGGAAAATCCGGTCCCTGTGCCTGGCGCCGTGAATCTGTCGCTCGAGGCGAGCGGCGAGATCACGCCGTTTTACGCGGACGGCGTTGTGTACTACAAATCCAGTTCTAACAACGGATACGAGGGCGACCTCGAAATGGCGCGATTTATCGACAAGATGCTGCAGGATGTCTGGGGATACGTGCTCAACGCCACCGACAAGACGATCATTGAGAATGTGGGTGTTGAGCCGAAGAGCTTCGCGCTTCTTTTCCAGATCGACGGCGACGCCGACAACGATTTGTACTGCATGTACAACTGCACGGGCACGCGCCCGGGCATTGTCGGCGCGACGAGTACGGACACCAAGGAGCCGCAGACGCAGACCAGCACAATTTCTGCGACGTCGCTCGAAAACGGCAACATCTTTGCGCGTACAACCAGTGAGACGCCGGAGAGCGTTCGCACGAATTGGTTTACGAAGGTCTATACGCCTACCGCCTGAGAAAGGTAAAAAAATATGGAAAAAAGAATTAAAATCGACGGAAAGGAGGTGGGGTTTAGGGCTTCGGCCCTGACCCCGCGCCTTTACCGACATAAAATCGGCCGGGACATGATTCAGGATCTTAACAAGCTTCAGAAGGCGTATACCAAAGCGCTGCAGGGCATCCATGCCGAAAAACCGGCAGAAGATGCGCCCGCCGAAGAACGCGAGGCCTATGAAGCGCTGGTACATGAATCTCAGCTTGATGTAACCGACCTCGAAATTTTTGAAAACGCCGCGTACATCATGGCGCGGCAGTATGACGCCAACATCCCGGATACGCCGGAAGGGTGGCTCGACGGATTCGAGACGTTTTCGATCTACGAGGTTCTTCCGGCGATTCTCGAGCTTTGGGCGATCAACGCGAAGAAGACAGCAAAGTCTAAAAAAAAATAAGACAGACCGTGCGTGAGGCAACCGGCGCGACCTTTATGCTCCGCTGCGCGGAGTTGGGGCTGAGTCGTGAGGACCTCGACGATATGACGGTTGGAATGGTCTACGATATGCTGATCGAGCAGGCGAACGACCAAGAAAAGTACCCGTATAAAGCAACGCAGGCGGATATTGACCACTTTTTTCCGAAGGGGTGAGTAGATGGCGGATCGAATCAAAGGCATAACAATCGAAATCGGCGGCGATACGACCGCACTGTCTAAAGCGCTTTCGGGCGTAAACAAAGAGATCAGCACGACACAAAAGCAGCTGCGCGACGTCGAACGGCTGCTGAAGCTGGACCCGGGCAACGTCACACTGCTCGAGCAGAAGCAGCGGCTTTTGGCGGACAGCGTGGAACAGACAAAGCAAAAGTTGGATTCGCTGAAAAACGCCGAAAAGCAGGTGCAGCAGCAGTTTGCGCAAGGAAAAGTCTCGCAGGCGCAGTACGACGCTTTACAGCGCGAAATCATCGCGACAGAGGCCGATTTGCGTAAAGCCGAAAAGGCGGCGTCCAGCTTTCAGGACGAAATCGCGCAGGCTAAGGGCGAATCTGCTTTAAAACAGCTCGGCGACGCGGCAGCCGGGACGGCCCAAAAGGTCAAGAAAATTGACGAAAAGCCGATCGAGGACGTCGAAGATGCGGCTAAGGGTGCAGACGACGCGCTCGAAGAGGCGGGAGACAGTGCGTCCAGTTTCGCCGATCACCTCAAAGCCGATGTACTTGTCGAGGGCATCAAGGGAATCGTATCCGGGATTAAGGATCTGAACGAGGAAACCAAAGAGTACCGCAAGATCATGGGCACGCTGGAAACCTCCAGCGAGGCGGCGGGATACTCCGCGGAGGAGACAAGCGAGGCTTTTTCTCAGCTTTACGGGGCGCTTGGGGACGATCAGTCCGCTGCCACAACAACGGCGAACCTGCAGGCGATTGGTGCGTCGCAAAAGGATATAAACAGTCTGATTTCGAGTGCCGTCGGCGCTTGGGCGAAATACGGGGACAGCATCCCGATCGACGGTCTTGCGGAATCGATCAACGAAACAATCCGCGCCGGGCAGGTGACGGGCACTTTTGCGGACGTCCTGAACTGGGGCAGCAAAGAGGGCGAGACCTTCGGCGTGATGCTCAAAGAAAACACCGAGGAAAACGAGGATTGGAACAAGGCGGTGCAAGAAGCTTCCAGCGCCGAAGATTTTTTCAACCTCGCCTTGCAGGACGCTGAAACGCAGGCCGACCGGACAAACCTCGTCTTGCAGGCTATGGCCGATCAGGGCCTCAGTGATGTCGGCGACGCATGGTACAGCAACAACAAGGATATCGTAGACGCCAACAACGCCCAGCTCGAATTTACGGAAAAGGCCGCAGAGCTTTCGGAGCGCGTACAGCCTGTGCTTACAGCTGTGCAGGAGGGCATAAACGGCATTTTGCAAGCGATTTTGGACGTAACGGCAGGTATCGACATGGATACCATTGTCGGATACGTCCATAACTTTTTTGATGCGGTATCGAACGTCGTGGCCTTTTTGATTGAGAATAAAGAAACAGTAATCGGTGTAATCGGCGCAATCGGTATCGCGCTGACTGCGCTGAAAATCGTCGAGTTTGTGCAAAGCGTGATCAGTGGTATTTCAGCAATTTCCGGTGCGCTGTCATTCCTTGCAGCAAATCCCGTCGTTCTCGCTATCGCGGGGATCGCTGCCCTGATCGCGGTGCTGGTGTTGATCGTCACAAAGGGCGAAGAGATCAAGGCGTGGTTGGCAGGCTTTAACGAGTGGCTGCAGGGTGTTTTTGCTACGGACTGGACGGAGATTTTCGGCCCCGTCTTAGGCAATGTGCTAAATGGATTCTTTTCGCTGCTGAAAGGCATCTGGGACGGCGTTTATCAGATCCTCAACGGTGTAATCGATTTTATTCAAGGCATTTTCACCGGCAATTGGGAGCAGGCGTGGAGCGGTGTGCAGGAGATCGTCTCGGGTGTGTGGAGCTACATCACCGGGCTGATCACAGGCGCGTGCGACCTGATCGAAGGCATTCTTTTGGGGCTGGATAGCTGGCTGCAAGGCGTCTTTAAAACGGACTGGACGGAAATCTTCGGCCCGGGACTGGGAGACATTATCAACGCTTTTATGAGAAATGTTGAAAACACGTGGAACGCGATTAAGCAGATTTTTCAAGGTGTTATCGACTTTGTGAAAGGCGTCTTCACGGGCAACTGGAAGCAGGCATGGCAGGGTGTCGTCAACATCTTCGGTGGCTTGTTTAACAGCCTCATAAACATGGTAAAAGCGCCGCTGAACGGCATCATCGGGCTTTTGAACGGCGCGGTTGGTGCAATTAACAGCTTGATCGGCGGCTTAAACTCGATCAGCTTTACCATGCCGAAATGGCTCGGCGGCGGGCATTTCGGCCTCAGTATCCCGTATATCCCGAATATACCGTATCTGGCAAAGGGCGGTATCCTTTCACAAGGCTCGGCAATCGTCGGCGAGGCCGGGCCGGAGCTGCTCACAATGATGGGCAACCGCGCCATGGTGCAGCCGCTCACCAGCAACACAACCAACCAGACTGACGTCGGCGGCGTCAATATCACGGTATACGGCGCGCCGGGGCAGGACGTGCGGGCGCTGGCGGACATCATTATGGACGAAATGCAAAATGCGACAGAAAGAAAGGCGGCGGTTTTCGGTGCATAAATTTTGGTTTGCCGGGCACTGCTGCCGTGAGTACGGCATCTATGTCAGTGGCGAAAACACCTTCAACGGCCCCGAAAGGGGCTATGAGCTTGTGTCCATCCCCGGACGGTCCGGCGATCTGATCCGAGATAACAAGCGGTATAAAAATATTTCGGTTTCTTATCCCGCTTTTATCCACAAAGACTTCCTGCGGAACACGGACGCGGCGCGCATGTGGCTCCTTGGCTCTCCGATGACATACCGAAAGTTGGAGGACGACTATCACCCGGACGAATACCGTATGGCGGTTTTTACCGGGCCTCTGGATTTTGACACGCGGTTTTTAAACCGGTCGGGCGAGACGACGCTAAATTTTAATTGCAAACCGCACCGATATATCAAGGCGGGCACGTGGGTGCAGTCGCTCGAAAATGGACAAATCCTGCTGAACAACTGGGATGAATCGCTTCCGCTGATCCAGATCACGGGCAGCGGAAGCGGCGTGTTGACGGTCGGCGGCGTCACCGTGACGATCGACAGCATGGACGGCAGCCTGACGCTGGATGCCGAAACGCAAAATGCCTACAGCGGCCTTGAAAACAAAAACGGCACGATCCGCATCTCCGGCGGCGAGTTTCCGACCCTGCCCGCCGGTGAAACGCGGATTACTTGGAGCGGCGGCGTCACTGCGGTGGAAATCACGCCGAGATGGAGGGCATTATGAAACCGATTCTTTTTCCGTCCACCGCGACGGAGTTTAACACGCACGGTCTCGGTGTCCTGACGGATGCCATCAGCTGCACGGTCACCGAGGAGCGCAACGGCGCTTTCGAGCTGACGATGCAATACCCGGACACCGGCGTGCATTTCGCCGAGATCACGGACCGCTGCATCATCTATGCAATCCCGAGCCCATACCGGGCGCCGCAGCCTTTCCGTATCTACCGGATCACGCGGCCGATGGACGGCATCATCATGGTGTACGCGCAGCACATCACCTACGACCTTTCCGGCGTGCCGCTCAATCCTTTTACAGCGATCAACGCGCCGGATGCGCTTTCAAAACTCAGTCTCAACGCGGCGGTGGACAGTCCCTTCATTTTTTGGACGGACAAGTCTACCGTCGCGTCTTTTGCTGTCTCGGTACCGTCGTCGACGCGCTCGGTTCTCGGCGGCTCATCTGGCTCCATCCTCGACGTGTACGGCGGCGAGTATGAGTGGGATGGCTTTACCGTCCGCTTGTACGGCCAGCGCGGCTACGACAACGGCGTCGTGATCAGCTACGGTAAAAATTTGACGGATATCGAGCAGGACCGCAACATCTCCAACGTGGCGACCGGCATCTATCCTTACTGGACAAACGCCGAGGGGGCGCTCGTGACCTGCGATCCAAAGATTGTTAACGCGCCGGGCACATACGATTTTACGCGCGTCGTGCCGGTGGATTTTTCCAACGATTTTGAGACGCAGCCGACGCAGGCGCAGCTCAGGGCGCGTGCGGAAAAGTATGTCGAGGACAACAAAATCGGGATCCCAAAAACGAGCATCACGGCAAGCTTTGTCCAGCTCGAGCAGTTTCCGGAGTACGAGGATCTTGCGCTGCTCGAAAAGTGCGACCTGTGCGACACGGTGACGATCCGATACCCTCAACTCGGCGTGGAAGCGAAGGCCGAGATCGTCAAGATCGAGACAGACGTGCTGCTTGAGCGGTACAACTCCGTCGAAATTGGCGACGTGCGCACCAACATCGCGGACACTATCGTCGGGCAGCAACAGGAGATCAAGCAAAAACCGAGCGAGACTTACTTGCGCGAGGCAGTGCTTGCGCTTACGGAGACCATTCTTGGCGCATCCGGCGGCGCGGTGCGCCTGCTGGATACCAACAACGACGGCATGCCGGACACGCTGTACATTGCGGATGATCCGGACCCGACCAAGGCGCGCAAGGTGTGGCGCTTTAATCATGAGGGATGGGGCGCGAGCAATAACGGCTACAACGGCCCGTTTTCTTACGGGGCCACGTTGGAAAACGGTATGGTCGCCGATTTTATCACAGCGGGCACACTCAACGCTGATCTTGTCAACATCGTCAACTTGATCTCTGACCATGTTGTAAGCCGAAACGGCAGATTTGAGATGGACCTGTGGGCGGCGGTGTTAAAACTGGTGGAAAACGACAACCTACGCGTGCGCATCTACTCGACAGGTCAAGGTGCAGGTGGCCTTGTGCAGGTCTTTTCCGGCACCGTGACAAACGAGGGCGGCCTCGGCGAGGACGGCGCTTACTCGTACCTCGGGCCGACCGGCGCAGGCGTGGGCGAAAAAAGCGACGGAAGCTATACCGGGACGTTTAGCGCCGGAACGCTGGTCGTCTACAACGCGGTGAAAACCGAAAGCGGAAAAGCGATCCTGTCCGTAGTAAACGGGCAGCGCATTGGGCACTTTGACCGGCTCGCCATCGGCGGAAACACAGATTTTGGTGTGGAGTGGGTATGGGACGCGCAGCTCAACCGCTACGTGCTCTGCAGCAATAACTAGTAGGGGAGGACGAAAAAAATGCCACTTGAAACAACGGCGGCGCTGCGCGTCGACCTGCTCGACCCGGGCGCGCCGCAGATCATACACGCGGTACAGGACGACAGCAACAGCCGCAAGATCGCTTTTAGCATCTACGCGGGCGGCGCGCAGTGGGCTGTGCCAGACGGCACGCTTGTGACCGTCCGATACAAAAAGCCGGACGGCACCGCGGGCTTTTACGACACGCTGCCTGACGGCAGCACACCGGCTGCGACGATAAACGGCAACGTCGTGACCGTGGCCCTTGTGCCGCAGGTCTTTACGGTGCGCGGAAACGTGCCGGTACAGATCAAGCTGTACGATAGTGCAGGCACCAGCATCGCGACGTTTGCGGTCGTGATGCACATCTCGGCCAACGTCGTCTCAGACGCGGAGATCGTCTCGTCGGATTACTACAGCGTCCTGACCAAGCAGATTGCCGATGTACTCGCGGCGGCGGAGGGGATCGAGGGCAACGTCACCGCCGCGCAGGCAGCGGCAGAACAGGCTACATCTTCGGCCAGCGCAGCGGCAGGCTCCGCAACGGCGGCCGCCAGCTCGGCGAGTACAGCCTCCACCGCAGCCGGGCAGGCGCAGACAGCGGCCACCAATGCCAACGTGTCCGAAAACAACGCCGCCACCAGCGCAAGCGACGCGGAAGGCGCCAAGACCGCAGCAGAAACGGCATCCAGCAACGCCAGCAGCGATGCGGCTGCGGCCGAAAGCGCGAAAACGGCAGCGCAGACAGCGGCAACGACCGCGGAAAATGCGGCGGCGTCTCTGCTTTCCATACTGTCCAGCGGGGCCGGAGCGCATAACTCGATCTATCGAGGCAAAAATCTTGGTACGAGCGTGACCGCCGCACAATGGGCGGCTATTGCGGATGGTAGTTTTACCGACCTGTATATCGGTGATTACTGGGTAATTGATAGCGTCAACTGGCGTATTGCGGCGTTTGATTACTACCTTAACAGTGGTGATACAAGCTGTACTACTCACCATGTAGTTATCGTGCCGGACACTCGCCTGTACAACGCACAAATGCACAACACCAGCTCCGGTGGCTACGAAGATGGTGCGGCAAATACTACGGCTGGCGGTTATGTTGGCTCGGATATGTACAAGAGCAATCTACAACAGGCTAAGACTACTATCAAGACAGCGTTTGGTTCCGCCCATGTGCTTGTCAAAAGAGAGCATCTGACCAATGCTGTAAACGGAAACGCCCCTTCGGGTTGGGGATGGTTCGACTCTGATATTGAGTTAATGAACGAAGTGCAGGTCTATGGTTCTGTAGCGTGGGGCGCACATGATGGTAACGGTTACAACGTAGCTTTGGGTGACAGTCAGTTCCCGCTCTTCGCGTTTGACCGTACTAAGTTGCATAATCAAGAGGACTACTGGCTGAGAGATGTATCTTCCGCCGTTGACTTTGCTTATGTGAGCAACGGCGGGTTTGCAAACTCTAACGGCGCTTCTTTTTCTTTTGGCGTTCGCCCGGCGTTTGCAATCATCGGCTAAGGGGGGTAAGGGACGGTATTTCTCTTAGATCGATGCGCCGGAGACGCGGACAATCCCCGTACCGCCGGTGTGGCTGGATAAACTTTAAATTTTGAGGAGCAAAAAATGACGGAAGCAATTACAGTGGCATTGATTACGGGCGGCTTATCGCTAATCGGCGTGATCATAGCAAGTATCGCCGGAAACCGGCGAACAGAGCAAAAAATCCAAGTCGCGCAGGCGGTAACGGACACCAAAATCGAAGAGCTCACGCGGGAGGTGCGCAAGCACAACGGCTTTGCCGAAAAAATACCCGTCATACAGGAGCAGATCAAGGTCATCAACCACCGCATCGCGGACCTCGAAGACGAAAGGAAGGATCACCCATGAAAACAAAGTGGAAAAATTGGCTCAAGGCCGCGGGCGTCCGCGCCGTGAAAACAATCGCGCAGACTGCTGTCGCGACGATCGGCACCTCTGCGGTGCTCGGCGAGGTGGACTGGATCGTGGTAGCCAGCGCGTCGGTGCTCGCCGGCGTGCTCTCGCTCCTCACAAGCGTTGCTGGCCTGCCGGAGTTGCCCGACACGGACAGCGACGGTTTTCCGGATCAATAAAGGACTATCCGAAAAGAGGTGATATAAATTGTTTATGCACGAGATCACATTGGACGGATACGCTGCGCAGTGTGTCGAACAGCCGATCCGCCTCGGCACGGCGGGAAGTTACGGCGTGGAGACATTGCGCGTGATGCGCAAGGGCGAATGGGTAAATTACGATATTATCATCGCTTTCCACCCGCCAAAAGGAGACGCCGTGCAAATACGCCTTGGATCGGATAATACCGTGTCTGTCCCTGCGGAGGCCACTGCGGTTGCAGGCACGGGAGAGCTCACGTTTGCAGGATATACGGACGGCGTGCGGCAGATCTCCGTGAGCCGAATCTATCGTGTGGCAGAAAGTGCGGGCACGGAGGGGATCGCCCCCGCAGAACCCACGCCAGACGTGGTACAGCAGATTTTATCAGCGGCGAATGAAGCGGCTAACAAAGCCGAACAAGCTCAAGAAGCTGCTCAAAGCGTCCGTGATGACGCTGATGCAGGTAAATTTAACGGCCCGCAAGGCCCTAAAGGAGACACCGGCCCCGTCGGCCCCGTCGGCCCGCAAGGCCCAACGGGTGCAACTGGTCCGCAGGGGCCGGTAGGCCCGCAGGGTGAACAAGGCCCCATCGGCCCGCAAGGTCCGCAAGGCCCTAAAGGTGACACCGGCCCTGCCGTAGCACTGGACACCACCCTCACCCACGAGGGCGAAGCCGATGACGCAAAAGCCACAGGTGACGCTATCAGCGCAGTCAAGGAGCGGCTTGACGAAATACCTAAAATTGACGACACAGCCATCACCACCACAAGCCCATGGAGCAGCAAGCGGATCGTGGACACCTTATGTCCTCCAATCGAGGAGACCGGAAACCCCGTTGTGTGCTATCCTGTGGCAGGCTATCCGTTGGATGTGACTGTCAGCTGGGGGCCTACGCAGGAGGGGAGCGGAATACCAAGCCCCGAAAACATTCGTCCCATCAAGGGCAGGGACGGCGTGATGGCCGAACGGTGCGGGGAGAATGTTATTGAGTTTTTAAGCACAAATGATTCCTCTGCAGGCATTAAAATAGCAGTAGACGCAGAAAAAAATATTACGTTAAACGGTACACTTGTTGGAAAAGGCAATATCGAGATTGGAACGTGTCGGCTGCATTGGGTTGCGGGAAAAACCTACACCATGTACGTCAAAAAGGTGGGCGGAAGTGCCTCTCTGGGAAGCGGTGACGGCATTACTTTTGCCTATTCGCTGTTCACAACGGATTTGGTGTATTACTTCCGCGGTGATGTAATGAGCACAAACCTTGATGAGTATATTGCAAGCAATGCTGCGCTGACAGAAACCGAGCTTATTTTTATGCTGCAATGCTGGCGAGATGGCACAGTATTCAACGATTATCAAATCCAAATTGGAGTTGTTGAAGGCACCACCGCCCCCACCACCTACAAACCGTACATCAGTCAGACCAACACCCTGATCCTGCCTGAAACCGTGTATGGGGGAGAAGTGGATGCAGTGACAGGAGATGGAAAACGAACGTGGGGAATTATCGACGATTACGCTGGAGAGACAATTCCGAGAGAGTGGATTAGTGACAGAGACGTCTATAGCGCGGATAAAAATCCGACGGTTGGAGCGCAGGTCGCATACAGACTTGCAGAGCCTGTACCGTTTACCGCGACAGGCGCACAGCCCATCCCCGCGCTTGCAGGAGCGAACACCGTGCTAACCGATGCCGACAGCGTAAGTGTATCCGGCCGAGCCGACCTGATTTACATCATAAAAAAATGCAAGAAAAATGAAGATAAAATCAACTAAGAAAGGAGGGCGCAGAATGGAAAACGTGAAGGAAACGAAGGAGAACGAACTGAACGAAGAAGCTTTGAAAGAGCTCTCTAACAACAAAGGAGATGAGGACTAAATGGCATATACAAACAGCGCACTTGTAAATCACACTCGTATCTCACCCAACAGAAACAGCCCCAGAAAGCACGCGATTGATACAATCACGATCCATTGCGTGGTTGGACAGGTGAGCGTGGAGACGCTCGGAAACATCTTTGCCAATCCTAATCGTGGTGCCTCCTCCAATTATGGCATCGGCTACGATGGGCGTGTAGGTATGTACGTGGAGGAGCGCGACCGCTCTTGGTGCAGCTCGTCTCCCGATAACGATCACCGCGCCGTAACGATTGAGGTGGCATCCGATATGTCGGAGCCTTACGCCGTGACGGGCAAAGCGTACGCGGCGCTTATCAACCTCGTCGCGGACATTTGCAAACGCAACGGCATCAAAAAGCTCGTATGGAGCACGGACAAAAACACCCGCGTGTACCATCTCAACGGCGCAAACATGACGGTACACCGCGATTTTGATAATAAATCTTGTCCGGGCACGTACCTCTATAATCATCACGCCGATATTGCCGCCAAGGTCAACGCAAAGCTTGGTGCGGCGAGCACACCGGCAAAGCCTACACCCAAGCCGAGCACGCCGAAGCCCACCTGCACGGGCGATCTGACGTATTCCGCATACGCGGGGCGCCATTGGCTCCCGCAGGTAAAAAACTGCGAGGACTACGCGGGCAACTTTGGACAGGCGGTGGAAGGACTTAAAATCAATGCCAAAAACTGCGATATTTATTATCGAGTTCATCTCCGGGGCGGCGGTTGGCTCCCGGAGATCAAAAACAGCGGCGCTGGTGCAGACGGCTACGCGGGCATTTACGGCGAGCAGATCGACGGCGTACAGATACGCACGCACGTCGGCTTTGTAGACTGCCGCGTACATATCAAGGGCGGCGGCTGGCTGAGTTGGGTGTGCTTTGGAAGCAAGTACAATTCCGGCGCAAACGGCTACGCGGGCATTTACGGCTCGGCCATTGATGCAATCCAGATGGAGTAAGATGTTAAAAAGCCGCTAAATTATCACATTGATTTGCAAACTGGCCGATTTCCACCAGTTTAAAATACAAACAGAAAGGCGCAGGGCTGCCGGGATTTCCGAGCGGGCTCTGCGCCTTTTTTGTTTTTTACAAAGCTATTTGCGGGATGCTTTAATGGTTTTTGTTGTTGTATTATACGGCTCGTAAGTTCGGACGGTCGCAACGCTGATATTTAGAGCCTGTGCAATGTCCGCATTCTTCATTCCTCGGTCGTACATGTCACGTATTTGTTGCGCGATCGGTGGAAGATTATCGTAAATATTGCGCGTGATTAAGCATCTACATACCACATAGGGCGTTACGCCGTAGTGCTTAGCCGTTCCCAAAAGGCTTTTCGTTGCTTGATATGTGGCGACCACCTCATCAATGGCGATTTTGTTCGTGGGATCGGTAGGGTGCTCTAATCGGTACTTAGCTAAACATTCCGGGGAGCAAATGTCGAGCTGAAACACTACCGCATCTTCGGCCGAAAACTCTTTGCCGCATACGGAGCAAAATCTAATGCTACTGGCCTGCGCACGGTCGGCTTTAATGGATTCGCGGTCAAGGTGCTCTTTGTTCCACTCGCGGGAGATGAGATTTCTTTTTTTTTGCGCCATTAAAGGCGCACACTCTGGGCAGTATCTTTGCAGTCCGCTATTAACAATGTAGTCCTTGCCACAGTTTTCGCATTGATCTATACTGCCGAGTTTGCGCCGCGGAGGATGTTGATTTCGCTTACGGCGGGAAACTCTTTCGCGTTCGGCTCTACACGTCGGACAATACCATGCACGGGGACCGCCTTTAAATGTGGTTCCGCACGTGCGGCATGTACGATCTTTAAGCTTAACAGCAAAATTAGCCTTTGATTTTGCTGCGCACGCTTCACACAAAAATTGATCTTCATAGCGGCGTTCAAACGGCGCGCCACATTTAACACACTTCCTTGTGGGCATCTTCGTTCCTCTTTTTCTCAAATCTCAAAATCTTCGCCGTACTTCTCGTAATGCTTATCGCAATAAGCATTATAAAATTCCTGCTCATCTTCAATGCCCTGCGCGTGAAGTTCTTCACGGATTTCGTCGTCCATCATCATGACCGCTGCTTCAAAATCGATCGTGTTGCCGTTGTAGTCTTTAATTCTTTTCATTTTTGTTTCCTCCGTTTGGATTGTTTTTATTTTGTGTCCTTGTCCTTTTGACGCTTATATTATAAATCTTGATTTTTTTCGCAAGACAAGCTATACTATTAAGCGTTCGGATTTCCTCCGAACATGTCGCCCTGGAAACGGGGCGTAGGATTGAAATGAAATTGTTTTTGCCGTCCTTTTGACAATTTCGGCACAAACAGGCAAAACCCCGGTAGCTGATTAGCATACCGGGGTTTTGCTTTTACTCGTCGATTTCTCGCAAATCCTCCGCCCGAATCGATAGGGCAGAGGACAATTTGCAGACCGTATCAAATTGAGCTTTGTTGATGTTGCGATTTTTGCACTCATATTGCTGTATCATTCTGACGTTCACGCCGGATTTGCTCGCTAATTGGGATTGAGATAATCCGGCGGCTAAACGTAATCGCTGTAAGTTTGTCATTTTTTAGCTCCTTTACTTTATTCGGTGGATCGTGGGCAACATATTATCCGCATTGCCCGCATTTACAAAAATCGGCGCTACCCATTTAAGGATCAGCTTACGCGTACCATCTTTTAAGCCCTCCTTAAAAATTCCGAGCAGATGTAATGCCCCAAATGTCGAGCCACTTATTTACATACTTTTTGTCGTTCTCGTCGCACTCTTCCCACGGTGTTGCAGGATCATCGATGATCTCCTCAACGTAATCGATTTCATCGGTTGCGTCTGCGTCTTCAAGACTGGAGAGCGTTTCCGGCTGGCCTTCGGTTTCGAGCATCCATTCGCCATAGAGGCTTTCAATGTTGTTGTAGACCTTGTAAGTGTTTTTGCCGTTGGTGATGTAAGTTTTTTTCATTTTTCACACCTCCTTAAAAATTCCGGGCAGATGTAATGCCCCACATAGAGAGCCACAAGATGATGTAGTTTACATCATCCTCGTCACAATCTTCCCACGGCGTTTCCGGGTCGTTGGCGATCTCTTCAATAAAATCAATTTCATCGGTTACGCCGCTGTCTTCAAGCGCGGTAAGCGTTAAACGACCTTCCTCTGTTTCAAGCAGCCAGTTTTTGTTAAGTCCTTCGATGCCGCTATAAAGCTTGTAAGTGTTTTTGCCGATGGTAATGTAAGTTTTTTTCATTGTTCACACCTCCTTAAAATCCCATTTTTTTCATGTCCCACGTCGGGCGCCAACCGGCATCAACAAGTCCGCGTTTTCCGTTCTCCTTGAGCACTTCCGCGAGGATCATGTCTGCTAACTTTCCGTAGTTGTCGCGGCGATCAATGACTAAGCCTGCTTTAACTTCCGGCATTGCCTGCACAAGCTTTTTGATTTCGGCCTCATAGCGCTTAGCGGCCTCGCTGTAAAACTTAACCTCTTCGCAATATGTGCTTACTTCGCCGTGCGCTTTTATTTCTTCTTCGGCAGTAGACGCAATATACATCAAAAAATCATACGGGCCGCTTACAATTTTCTTTGCCCATTCGATTTGCCTTTCGCTGCCGATAAAATTAAACATTGTGTTCATCATTTTGGTTTCCTCCGTTTGTGTGAATTGATTTTGTTTTTCTTTCCTTTTGACATCTATATTATACACCTGTAGCTGTATAATGTCAAGTGATTTTTCAAAATTTTTTTAAAAATCTTGATTTAGAAGACAAGGACGCAAAAATTAGCGTGTTGCATATCGTGTTGCATTTTGATAAAAAACGGCTTAATTACATAAAAATAAGCTTTAAAACGTAAAAATATTTTTGATGAAAAATAAAGAAAAACCGCATGAAATCTAAGCTTTTTAGACTTCATGCGGTTTTTGGGTTTGGTGCAGGTAACAGGACTTGAACCCGTAATATATACACGCAAAACCCGCATAAACTCTATATATTTTGAAATATGTGTTGCTTTTTGTGTTGCATTTTGCTTTTATCCGTAAGATTTTGTAAATCGGTCAACGATTTTTGCGTTAAAGTCCTTTTGCTCATCGGATAAAACGTGCTCGTAGATTTTGTCGAGGACATCGCGGTTTTCCCACCCGCCGCGCTGCATGATATAGAGGTCCGGCACGCCCATAGCGTGCAGGACGGAAGCGGAATGGTGGCGCAGGTCATGAAAGCGGTACGGTTTACCCAACACGCGCAGGCAGAGCGTGCGGAATAGATTTGATATTGTAATAGGCGAGTACGGGCATACGCGCTCATTATCTATGCTGCGCAGCTCATCAATGATAAATTTCGGCAGCTCCACAAATCGAGTACCGGCGGTTGTTTTGGTAGACTTAATAACATACTCGTGGTTATCGTCACAGACCATAGCCTTGTTAACCATGACGCCGTTATCATGCACGTCGCTTTGCGTCAGCGCGCATATTTCGGAGCGGCGCAGGGTTCCCACCGCGGCCAGCAAAATAGCCTGATGCATATTAGTGCCCTCGGACGCTTCCAGCAATGCCTTTACTTCCGCTTCGGTTGGAATGGTGATTCTTGCCTTTTGCTTCTGGGGCAAGCCCGTTGAGAGCTGGAAAGAGGGATAATATACGCCCAGCACGGCAGATAAAAGCCCATGGGCATTGCGCACGGTCTTTGGCGCATGATTTGCCGCGAACTGGTTTATGGAGCGCTGCACGGCCTCCTGCGTAATGTCGCGCAGCTTTAGCGGCATAATGTCTTGTAGGTCATTCCGGGCGCTTCGGCGGTACTCGCGTATCGTAGAGGGCGAGAGCACGTTGGTTTTGCTGTCGATATAGCGCGTGTATGCCTCTTTCAAGGTCATGTCTCCGGCGGATGCGGCGCGCTGCTTTCCGTCCAATTTGTATTCTGCCGCCATGTATTCGGCTTCTTTTTTTGTTGTGGCAGTAAATGATTTGTAAATTCGCTTTCCGGTGGCGGGGTCCGTGTAATCGTATAGATTCACGCGCCAGTTACCGGAGGGCAGTTTTTTAGCTTTTGCCATTGTAAAAACCTCCTATTATTGAAAATCCCGTAGATACGTTTTTGTATCCACGGGATTTTGTTATTTGAGCAAACCGCCGGAAGCGGAACGAGCCTGTATCCAACCGCGATCTAAGTTTGCGATATCGTAGCCAAAAAGGAAGCAAACGAAGAGCACAAGGATAATGCAGATAATCAAGCAAATTCGAACGAGCCGCCGATCTTCGTTGTGCTGGCGCATAAATTGTGCTTCTTGCTGCGCGAGTCGCACAATCTTATCTTCGCGTTCAAACTCAATGCTTTTCTTCAGGTACTCGATCTGCTCGTTCTCGGAGCCTTCGTCCGGCATCGGCGGTGTAACGATGTCATATTTGACGGCGGCAAGGATAGATCTAAGCACAACGATGCTCGGGTCGGCCTGCCGCTTAAAAATGCGAATGATTGTACTTTGAGAGACATTACAAGCGTCCGCAACGTTTTGATAAGATAAGTTGAGCGCGACGCGTCGAGCTTCCAGTTTAGGCACAAGCGCGTCTAAATTGATTGTCGAAAAATCCATAAGAAGCACCTAATTTGTAATTTAAGTCATATATAAAGTACTGTTATGCAAAATTGAATATTTACACCACCGTTTGAGAGGCCTATTATTTAATCAAACGAAAGGCTTATCTGTAGGTGATAAGCGTGTTGAATCCCGTCCTGTTCCCGGTCATACCCTGATTGGGAATCGAATTAAATTTTATGTCCAAGATTTCGTAGCCTTCCCTTTGCATGCAGTTTAAAACATAGTCAATTTCCGTTGTGTATTTTTCATCGCACTTAAAGACCTGATTAGCAAGCTGCGAAAAACTGTTTATCAGCACGACGTGAACCGCACCATCTTTTTGAGCTAGATATGGGCGCATATTTGTATAGACATTTTGTGCGGTGTTTTTTTGGTTTCCTGAGAACAAAGCCATAATATTTTACCTCATTTCGTATATTTACCTCATAATTTAACTGTATCATATCACTAAAAACGCACGTAGTCAACAAATAAATCAAAAATTTTTTTATAAAAAGAACGGAGTTGAACAAATGAAAACGGTAGAAACAAGGGGAGAAATCATGGACAAAATCATTTTTGCGCTACTGAAAGCGGACATCATAGGACATCGTAGGACATCTTTGCGAAAATCCATTGACTATGCGCGCAAAATATGATAAGCTCAAGTCAAACAAATGTTTGTATATAAGGAGAGGAGAAAGCATGAACGAAAACGAGCGCCGCGAAAACCTAATCACCGAGATCGTAAAGCTATTGCGTGAGCTGCCCGTGGCGGTGGTGCGGGAGCTTTACGCCGTCGCACTCGAGCACAAAAAGAACAATGCCGGGCGTAAAGCGGAATAATGTCAGAAGCAAAAAAGAATAATGTTAAAGCCGGGAGTTGCTGAAAGTGCGACTCCCGGCTTTTTTACTTTTCGGCCTCTTCGGCCTCCTCTGTAAGGTTTTTGCACAGCTGCTTGACAAAGGCCAAAAACGCCGGGAAAGCTTCGTCCGGCATACGGGCAATAGCACAGATCAACTGGCTTTTTGCATCGTCGTTATATTGCAGCCTCGCAAATATTTCCGCAAGCTCTTCTTCGCGCGTTTTTTTGGCAAGCATCTCACCGTCTCCGGTGCGCAACCAAATCTCGTTTACACCGAATACCCGGCATATATCGGAGATCGTGCGATCACTTACCCCGGTTTTGCCGGAGCAAATCAAACTTATTAAAGACTGAGATACATTGATTTTTTCGGCAAAGGCGGTTTTGCGTAAGCCCGACATATTTACTACCTCGGCAATACGCTCGTTAATGGTGCTCATTTAGATCACCTCCTTACATTTTTAATTATACCATAGAATGATTAAAAAATCAATAAAAATATTTTAGTCACTCATAAAAAACGCTTGACAAATTTAATTGCTAATGATATAATATGAGCAGTTAAAAGAAATAAAACAAAACGAGGTGATAAAATGAGCGAAAAAGCAAAGGCTTTAGTGGCCGAAACCGTAGACCAGCTTAACAAGCTGCCGGACAGCAAAAAGGATAAGGCAAAACAGATGATGGTGGCCTTCGCCGCAGGCATCGCGATCGGCGCGGAGCTGGCGGAGAAAAAGGAAAGCGGGGAGGAAGCGGAATGAGAATGGAAGACCGGGCACGAAAAGAAGCATTAAAAGTGGTACTGCCGTACATTTTAATGCTTCTCGCCCCGATTTTAGGAACGCTAATCGCGGTTTTGATGTTGTGCTTTTTTAGCTAAGCTTAAAGGCCGCGCCCCAGCTTTACCACATGCCGCCCACCAACTGATCCTCCCCTGAAAACCATGGATGTACACTCCTTTCGTCCTAACAAACATAGATACTGCATAATTTTGCTTTGGGCGGCATGTGGTAGGGCTGGGGACAAAAACATAAATAGAGAAAGAGGTGGTAAACAATGCCAAGATTAAAACCGTCGCCCGCGGAACAGAGGAGGCAGACGTTTAGGTCGATTATGCGTTACAACGCCGACCGCATGGGCCTGACGACCGACGAAAAGACCGCGAAATACTTGGGTATATCCCCGCAGCTTTACAGCTACCGTATGCGCCACCTTTCGGCGTGGTCATACGAAGACTTGTGCAACATCTTTAAAAAACTGCGTTTTTCGCAAAGCGACATCGAGACGCTGTTTAAAAATTAGTGGAAAGGAGGTAACAACATGATCTTAGTTTTGTGCGGCAGTATCGCCGCCGGATGCGCGATCATCACGCTGGCCTACGGCGCGGAAAAAATCCTCGAAAGAGCCGTAAAGCCGCCGAGAAGAAAAAAAGGAGCCGCCCGCCCCGGTGCGGAGGTCATCGACCTCGGCAAATACCGCAGCTGGCGCGACGCCGTGCGCGTGTATGAGACAGTGACAACGGATAGAAAGAAAAGACAAGCGTGAGCCGTAAAAAAGAAAAGTGCCCCGGACTGCGGGAACAGTCACAGGGGCACAAAGACAAAATTACCGCTATTAGTTTAGCAAAAACGGGAGGAAAAGTCAATGGTAAATTGGAGCCCATAGAGGCGCACGGAAAATCTGCCGCAGGAGAGGAAGAAACCTCCCTGCGGCATTATTGGAGCAAAAAACAAACGGACACGCCAAAAGCTCAAAAAATACGCCGGAAACGGCGTTTAACGAGCTCGTAATGGGTATTATCAAACGGACGGAATAAAAAAGGGAGAGAAAGCAAAAATGCTGTACAGCGGCGAAAATTATGAATATCTCTTTGATGTATCAGAGGAGATAACAAAAAATGCTTTTACAACTCTAAAGCATGATAATGTCGCGCTTTATCGCACAAAAACCGTCAAGGCTGGCAATATGCTGGAGGTGGAAATATACCCGATTTGGAGCACCCGTGCGGAAGCAGTTCGCGCGAAAAAAAGAACCTCCTGCGAAGCGCAGAAAAATCTAAACGACAAGAACGCAAAGAAAAAACTGATTCGTAAGATCAATGCAAATTTTACGGAAGCGGATATCTGGGTGACACTTACATACAAAAACGCCGTGCCGGACGAAGAACAGGCTCGGAAAGACATACGCAACTATTTGCGCAGAGTGCGCGAATGGAGGCGCAAACGAGGTATGACCGAGCTAAAATATGTGTACGTTATCGAGTACGGCGGCAAAGACGGCAGGCGGAAGCGAGTGCATCACCACGTCGTGATGTCCGGCATGGACAGGAGCGCCGCGGAAGAACTATGGAACGGTAAAGGATGGGCAAACGCCAGAAAGTTACAGCCCGACGAATACGGTCTGGAGGCATTGGCCCGCTACGTGACGAAAGAGGCAAACGGCGGAAAGCGGTGGTGCGCAAGCCGAAACCTCTCAGAGCCGAAAGAGATGACCGCAGACACAAAAATCAGCAAGCGACGAGTAGAAAAGATGGCGACAGACTTTGATGGCGCGCCCGCATTGATTTTTGAAAAGCTGTTTCCAGCGTATGATTTTACAGACTGCGAGGTAAAACGCTCAAATTTTGTTGCAGGTGCGTACATATATGCCCGGATGCGACGTCGCCCGGACGAAAAGCCAAAAAAGAAACGGAGGAAGGCAAAAAATGCAGAAGAATAGCGCACAGCGTGCGCCGGTGCCGACGGAAAGCGTAGAGCAGCAGCTCCTTTTCCGTTGGGCAAGATTTTACGTGAGCAAGTACCCGGAGCTTGCTTTGCTGTATCATATCCCAAATGGAGGTTCGCGGCGAAAATCGGAAGCGGGACGATTTAAGGCAGAGGGCGTAAAAGCCGGAGTGCCGGACTTGTTTCTTCCGGCAGCGCGCGGGAACTTTCACGGCCTCTATATCGAGATGAAACGGAAAGCGGGCGGACGCGTGAGCGCAGATCAAAAAGTGTGGATTGATGCCCTTAGTAAGCAGGGGTATGCCGTGCGCGTGTGCTTAGGTTGGGAGGATGCTGCCCACACCCTCGAGAAATACTTACAGCTCGGCGAGTTTGGCAAAAAACAGGAGATAAATTAAATGAGTGCAAGCAATAGCATACATATCATGGGACGAATTACGCGTGATCTCGAATTGAAATACACGGCAAGCGGGGTAGCAGTCTGCGCATTTGCGGTAGCGGTCTCCCGTAGCTACAAGGACAGCGACGGAAACTACCCCGCGGATTTTATCGACTGCGTTGCATGGCGCACAACGGCGGAATTTGTCACAAAACACTTTCGCAAAGGCGCAATGATAGCAATCTCGGGAGAGCTGCAAACGCGCATGTACACGGACAAAGACGGGAACAAGCGGAAAGCGGTGGAAACGCTTGTAAATAGCGTGGCATTTACCGGCGAAAAGGCAGACGGGGCCGGAAGCGGAAGCACACGCCCGCCAATGCCCACAACACCGCCGCCCGTTGCCGCAGAAGAACCGACGTATGACGAGATAGAATATAGCGTAAACGATGAGGATTTGCTGTTTTAAGGAGGGGCACAAAAAATGAAAGTTACCTTTACAGCGCCGAACAAGCTTGCAAAAAAACAGACGTACACGCCCGATAAGATCAAAGAATACAAAAAGCTCGTGCGGGAGAGATTTTTGGAAGAAACGCAGAACAGTCGCTTTGCAGAAGACGCGCCACTTGAAATTTACATTACAGTCCTCGCGAAAATGCCCAAAGGCGCAACGCCGGAAGAGCAAGCGCGAATGTTTAACGGGAGAGCCAACAACGCCAAAACGCCGGACTTAAACAAAATCACGAAAATTGTGTGCGAGGCGCTTGAGGGAGTAGCGTACAAAGATACTGTGCAAATCACAAAGGTATCCGCCATAAAAGCTTGGAGCGTATACCCGAGTGTCTGGGTGACGATAGAGGGAGAGGAGCGCAAAAGCAATGGACATGCGTAAATTTAGCGCAACAGGCATTAAAGAGCCGTACTACATAAGGCTTTCGGGGACAAATCGGCGGGCGAGCTGCCGAGGCTGCATATACCGGCGCGGGATAGGTTCGCGCAGAGACCGATACAGCGTGTGCTGCTATTGCTATGATACGGGCCTACCACGCGGATGCCCGCCAGAAAAGTGCGACAAGAAACGGAGGAAACCATGAAGCGAAACGAAATCCTTGAAGCCGCTATGCGCTGCGTGTGCGGCGACCGCGAGCAGGATTACGGCACACCGGAGAGAAATTTTGAGTTGATCGGCGAGCTGTGGATGAAATACCTTAAAGCAAAATGCGTAAATCCGGGCGTAGATGTAAGCATAAGAGGCGAAGACATTGCAACGATGATGTGCCTTTTTAAAATCGCCCGCATTGCAACGGGCAGAGGCAAAGCCGATAGTTTTATTGACCTTGCCGGGTACGCAGCTTGTGCCGGAGAGCTGGCGACGGGAGGCGGCACAGAATGAAAGCTTTACAGCGATACCAAATGAGCAAAGCGGAAGAAGCGGCATTGAAAGCGGAAATAGCGAGGCAGGTGCACGAACTTGATGATAAGTTCTCGGCTGAAATCTGCGCCATGCTGCTTTGGGCATTGCACGAAGAGTTTGGTTTTGGCGCCGACCGCCTCCGCCGCGTTTGGGACTGCGTGGCGGTGCACCGTGCGGAATTGCTCAAACATTACGATATGCAGGATAACGCCGAATTTATTTTGCTTTACAAGCTGCGCCAGATCGGCGTGGACGTGGAAAAGTGGACGGCGGAACCGCAAACGCAAAAGGTGGTGCTGAAAGAATGACGCAGCGTCTGGGCCCATGCCCGCAGAACTGCCCGGACAGATACGCAAACGAGCACGAGACTTGTCACAGCACGTGCCAAAGGTACATGAGATACAAGCTTACAAAATTGCTTGAGAGCAAGCAGCGTGCGAAAGCAATAGACGAGGTAGGCTTCCACCGCGACGTGCGGAAAGCCGTTGAGAAAAGACGCGAAAGGAAGATCAGATATGACAACAGATGAATGCATCGAAAGGTGGATGAAACTATGACACGAGACGAATTACAATCGATGCGATACCATGTACGAGAATTACAAGAAGTATTTTATGGAACGCAGGAATGTACCCAAAGTACGTGCAATGCCTGCCCTTATAATGACATTTGCGAAGTAACGACACTATTGTTTAAGCTTATATTGTATAAAATTGACAGATACAACGCGAAATGAGGAATTAGAGTGACAACAAATGAACTCATCAAGGCACTTGAGCGCATGAAATCGGAGACCGACTCGCTGGCAGACTCCTCTTTTTGCCTCGGTTGTGGGCATGAGCATAACTGCGGCGTGCATGGGTGCGCGGTTATCGGAGAGGCGATAAAAACGGCGAAGCTGTATCAAGCCGCGTACAAAGTGCTCGAGCGGCAGCGGGACTGTGACACATGCCTTTACAACAATCCGTGCGGAATGGACGATTTGCGCTGTACGGTCTGCACGAGAGGGCAAAAATGGAGATGGGACAGAGGAGGAATCGAAGCATGAACACTGCACTCCTGTCATCAAAAAACATGTGTTGGTGTACGCCACAAGATTTTTTTGACGAGCTGAACGCCGAATTTCATTTCGTTCTCGACCCGGCGGCAACCGACAAAACGGCGAAATGCTCTTTGTATTACATGCCGGAAACGGACGGGCTTTCGCAAAGTTGGGATCTCGGCGGCGCAGTATTCTGCAACCCGCCTTATGGGCGTGACATTGGCAAATGGGTACAAAAGGCATACAAGGAGGCTCGGGGGGGGGCAACACAATCGTGCTGTTAATACCCGCGCGAACGGATACAGCATATTTCCACGACTACATTTACGGAAAGGCGGAGATTCGCTTCGTGCGCGGGCGGTTACGGTTTACGGACGAAAGTGGGAACACAAATGGCCCTGCCCCGTTTCCGTCTATGGTGGTGATCTACAACGGTAAAGCAGAGGAGGCGTAGAGTAGTGACTAAAATAATCTTGGTCGTGCTCGTAATCGCGGCGACGCTCACGGAGTGCATTGTGATGCGCAAGTCGCGGGAGTACGATGCAGCGGACAATATCGCCGGGCTTGAGCGATGTGTAAAAGCCATGGTGGTGCTTGGCTTAGTGGGCCTCGCCGCAGCGGTGGCGTTTGTGGCGATGTGATAAAGGAGGAGCAAAAATGGCACTTGTAAAAAAGCAGTGGGCAGCAAAAGAAAAAAGCCAGATAGAAAAGATTACGATCCGATACGAGGACGGGACAGAAAGAACAATTGAAAGCGGCTTGGTAGTCACTTTCGATCCGTCTCCGGAAGATAAAGAAAGCGAGATCATACGGATGGAATCGAAAAATTTTACCGGCCTGCAATGGTATATGCTTGCGCGTGGACTTGGCGAAGCACTTTACCTCAATGATCTCGAGTTTCCGATGGAGGATGAGTAAATGAATGTATTAGTGGCTTGTGAAGAGAGCCAACGGGTAGCAATGTCTTTCCGGGACAAAGGACATTATGCTTTTAGCTGCGACGTTTTACCGTGCTCGGGGGGGCATCCAGAATATCATATACAAGGCGATGCATTGGGAATTTTGAATGGAGGTGATTTTGTAACGATGGACGGCAGAAAGCATCACATAGACAAATGGGACTTGCTCATAGCACATCCACCTTGCACATATTTGAGCAAGGCAGGAGCGGTGCGATTATTCAAAAAAATCGACGGAAAATCTTACGCAGAAACAGAAAGATTAAAAAAGGGTTTGGATGCAAAAGAATTTTTCATGGCTTTTTACAATGCCAATATTGATAAAATAGCTGTAGAAAATCCTGTACCGTCGGCAGTGTACAAGCTCCCGAAATACACACAAATAATAGAGCCGTATTTTTTTGGAGACCCGTACTACAAAAAGACATGTTTGTGGCTTAAAGGTGTGCCGCCGTTAGAGCCGACGAACATAGTTCAGCCGCTTTGCTCATGGGTGTCTGGAGGTAGCAAAAAACCAGACGGTACGCCACGTAACAATCTGGGCAAAACGCGAAACAGTAAATTAAGGAGTAAAACTTTTTGGGGCGTGGCAAAAGCCATGGCCGATCAATGGGGATAAGGAGGTAAGTCAATGTTCAAAAAGATTTTTGCAGTGTTAACGGCGCTTATGGTTTTGTTCGCCGTGGCAGGGTGCTCAGAAGCCGACAAGGTGAACCACAATATCAGCCAGCAGGCAGAATATTTTAAGTCCGAACGGCGTGTGACTGTGTGGAACGCTCGCACGGATAACGTCATCATGTACATAGAGGGATATATCAACATCAGCAACAACAGCACAGACGAACTGGTCGTTACGGCAAAGGTAGGCGAGAACAGCTACAAGAAAAACTATGTATACCTCAACGACTACACTCTGTACGTCGTAGAAGATATTAACGGTACGCATACAGACCCATACCACTACAAACTGTATTTTAACACCAACGTGCTGCCAGAAGTTGAGCTGAAACCGTAAGGCGACGGAAAGGAGGAGATACGATGACAAAAGAACTTTTGGAGCAATACCCCGACATCTGCGCGGAAATCGAAGAGCTTGAGCGCGAGAATAAAACGGAGATAAGCGACATAGTGCGCGGATCATCGGACGAGTTTCCGTTTACCGAACATCCCATCACCGTGCGCGGGCTTGGGCCGCAGAGATATGCCGAGCACATTGCAAAGCTCAAAGCGCAAAAGCAAGAGATAGAGCAATTTGTATTCGGCATCAAAAGCGCATGGCTGCGGCGCGTCTTGATGCTTCGTGCGTTTCATGGCTATTCGTGGGACCGGGTTGCAGCGCAGATGAGCAAAAGCGGAAAATCTCTTTCGGCGCAGACGTTAAAAAAACAGTACTATGGGATTTTCGGAAAATAAAAAAGTTTTTATACGAAAATATACCAAATTACACTATCCTGCACGTATAATAAATAATAGAGATATTAGGCAGAGCGTCGGGGATTAGATTTCCCGGCGCTTTTGCTATGCAGGATGAGGGCAAAAAGATGAACAAGAAAGCATATCGCCCGTGTCCACGCCCAAGCAGCTGCGTGTGGGATACATACGCGAGGACGGGCGAGCATTTGTGTATGCTTGTGGTTTGCCCGTATGCGCTCTGCGTCAAGCGGTTGACCGAGTGGCGAGAGGCCGAGAAGAAAGAGCGCGGCGATTCGGAGGTAGGCCATGAGCTTTGATTACAACGCGCCGAGATGGCGGAGGTTGCGAGCGTCTGTGCTGAGGCGGGATGGCTATCTGTGCCGGTATTGCCTGCGGTATGGGCGGCGCCGTCAAGCGACAACCGTGCACCACATCGAGCACGCGGATGAGCATCCGGAGCTTGTGTATAACGCAGACAATCTTATTAGTTTGTGTGAGGCGTGCCACAACAAAATGCATCCGGAAAAAGCGAAGAACGCGGGGAGGTATGGAATATGAGAGACCACAGAGATCCCCGCCCTCATCCGACGCGCCTTCCGGGGCTGGTAGGGAC